ACGTTAGTGGCTCCAACTTGTAGGAGACTTGATGTGACATTGAGTCCACTAGCCGTTTGAGTACCAACTTGACTGCCATTGAGCCATATACTTCTATTAGTACCATCAAATTGTGTTAGAATGTTGAACCATTGTGTTGTGGGACTAAGTGAAGTTGTGACTGCATAATCATTGCCATACCAATAAGCAACAAAACCATTGGTAGTAGTGGTTCTAAATTGATTGGTTTGATTACCAGTAGTTGAACTGCCTATACCAACAATTCCCTGTCCACCCCAAGTTGATCCAAGTTGAATCCATGCCGACATACTGTAGGCATTTGATCCTGTTGGTAAGGTGGTAGATGCTGCTTTAAAATATCCATTACTGGCTAAAGTAAAGTATCCGCCACCTGTGCTTGAGTAGGTAATGTTGCTACTATTCTGCATAGTAACATTGTTATTTTGTCCACTTAGGTCGTACCAAGTAGTTCCAGATCCTGGATAACTTGTGGTATTTGCCGCATCAAGATACAATACCAATCCCGATGATACTAGGTTAATTGGTCCGCTTATCAAAACGCCGCCACCAAAATTAATTCCAGGTCCTATTATCATGCTCCGTATCTCCCACGTAGTGCTGCAAAGTTTTGCACTACTTCATTGGCGGTTAACGCACGATTGTAAATCTTCCAAGCGCCCACATAGCCATTAAAGTAGGGATAGCCATTGATACCTATATAGTCATTGCCAGGATATCCCATACTTAGGAATGTAGTACCGGGATTGTCTTTTGTACCATCAGTGGAGCCAGCAAATACACCATTAACATAGGTTCTGAGTGTGGGGCTAACTGTAGCATCATAACACATCACAATGTGATACCAATTGTTTGAACTCCAACCAGGGCCTGTAACGTATCCTGTATTATATAGTCCCATGTTGATTGTGCCATTGGTAAAACCCATTTGATTATCTGTCCAACCGCCGAGATTGTATCCAGGATTATCCCATTCTCCCCATTCGGCTATGAGTGTACCGGGAGTATTTGCGCTTAGGTTACGTGCCCACACATCAAAAGTAAAGGCATTGTTGAGATCTGATCCGTAGCCCGAGCCGCCAACATAACCGTAGTATTGACTACTAGCCGCAGTTAATTGTAATACTGTTTTTCCATTGACTGTAGCTGTAGTTGGGCTATTAAACAGTGTGGCATCAAATCCGTTGCCGCTAGTATCTAATAATGTACTACCACTAATACTGGTGGCAGGATCGTAGTTGGCATAAATGCCTGCGGTCACAATGGGCGGAGTATCGCTCACATAGCCAACGTTGTTTAGGGTAACTCCGCTTATAATCATATTACCAATCAATTCTTAGTTGACGTACCCAGTTTTGAGCAGTAGATCCTCCAGTGTATGCCGCTACACCGAAGTAATTTCCAACTGGAGTCCAACTGCCAATGTTAACCGATCCTTGATATATTTCATTGAGGTATACTTCTAACATACGGTTGCTGTTTTGTATCTTGCGAATCTTTAGGGTCAAGTTGTAGAAACTGGTGTAACTAGCGTTCCATAATGTAACTCCAGATGTTACGTAGTTACCGTTACCAATATAGGGAATATTAGTTTGTGTGCCGCCAACATAAACTTCAAACTGGCTTGCACTACTATAATAATGGTTCATTACCGCAATGCCACCATAAGTGTTGGTATTACCGGGATTACCTGTTATGGCAGCATTAGATCCAAAGTAGATCCATTGTCCATCTGCACCAGTGCCTCCACTAGCAGCAATACTAGCAGTTATAACCATATCATAGTTATAGTTTATAGTAGAACTGTTCCAGTTAATGTAGCCAGACTGTGTAGTGGTGTTTGTGGTTAGTTTTAATCCGTATGCTTGTGTGCTATCCCAGGTGGCATTTCCGCCAATAGTGCCACTTGGGGTAAATGAACTTAGTGCAGAAGTGGAGTTGGCTTGCCAGGTATCCCACAAGAAACGTGTCTGTGGACCACTGCTTCCAGATGCTATTACACTACTTGCTGTTATGTTGCCGCTATATGTAGCAGTAGTGCCAACACTGTTACCATACTGGTTAGCAATGATATTGCCTGCGATGATGTTGCCGGTAGTGACGATGTTACCACCAGTGACCATCAACAAGTTACCAGCTGTGCCCAACTGCATCTGAGTCGAGCCATTAGTCAAGAAGCTCAATGGTAAATATGTGCCAGTGCCATTTATACCAGATACTAACTGAACATCTGTTGTGCCGTTTGTGGCAATCAAGATCTTGCTTGCGTTAGCTATGTTGCTTGTGTTAGCGGCCTGCCAGCTGGCTGCCGTACCTGTGCCAGTTGGTGCTGTGTAAACGCCAGGATTACTATTGGCCGCTAGCGGGCGGAATATTGTTCTGTAGTTTACGGTGCTGTTAGTGAAGTCACCAAATATTGTAGCGTTAGATGCGTATGAGACATTGCCTGGCAACACAAGATTTCCATCATATCCAAATACATAGTCAGCTTTGCTATAACCACTTGTAACGTTAGGGTTATAGTTACTTAAGATGAATGTTGATCCAGCACCGCCCGGAAGAGTTAAAATGTCTCCGTTCTTATATCCGGTGCCGGGGTTAGTTATAGTAATGCCCCCAACTGCACCGCTAACATAGCCACCGCTGGAGCTGTAGCTTGCTGTCATTCCTGTACCGCTGCCGCCTGTTACCGATTGATTAACATACGGAGGACTGTTGTATCCTCCTGCAATACCATATAGGGTGGCCGTATTGAATGTAGCGTTAGCTCGTAAAGTCAAAGGACTATTGCCAGTCTGTACCGTAGACTGCCCTATAGTGACATTGCCAGTAGTAATATAAAGACTATTGACGTCGCCGATTGGAGGGCTAGCGGTTATTAGACCAGAGTGAGATCCTATTTGTATTAGTGTGGAAGTAGGAACTAATGCAAATGTGGCTTGGTTAGTTGTAATTTGACCAAGAGTATTAAGCGTCAACCCGTTAGTAGATGTCAGACCAACACCAGTTACTGCGCCACCTGAGGTTACTGCACCACTGAACTGAGCACCAATACTGCCGTTCATCTTCAAGAACTGATTAAACGTTGGTACTGTGTTTGCGGTCACTGCACCAGTGTATCCATTCATCGAAATACCATTTTGATCTATTGATATAAAACCTACACCAGTAGCTGCATTACGGGTCAGTATTGCACCATTGGCTGCAAAGTATCCGTTATACATCAAGAACGTTGAGTATGGCGCGGCTGCGTTACCTGATGCTAGAACAGTACTATTACCAACGAATAATTGTGTGATGTTACTTTGTATAGGATATGTTGTAGCAACGTTACCCACGTTACCAATAAAGACTGCTGTGTTAGCAGCTAACATTGAGACCACGTTGGTGTTGCTATAGTTTGTTCCACCTCCGCCACCTGATCCACTAGTGAATACTGTGCCGTTAGCATAAACAATATTACTGTTTGTTGGGATAACCAAGTTGCCAGTGTTGTCAAATGTCCAACTGTAGCTGCCAGCTTGTAGAGTTACGTTGCTGCTTGATCCGTAGATGTTGCCAATGCTGGCATACGTCAAACTGCTAAGTGCAGCACCGTTACCAATGAAGTAGTTGGCGGTGATGTTGGCTGTTGTAATTACATTGGTAGTTAAGTTTTGCAAATTGGCCACAACGTTGGCATTGCTGTAGAATGTCTGTGTAGTCAAATAAGCAGCTACGTTGGTGTTACTATAGGTACTACTTGGAGCAATGGTGCTTAGAATATTCACACCATTTGCAAACAAGTAATTTGGTGCAATAATATTTGCAGTGGTAGTGATGTTAGCTGTTGTGCTAATACTCGTTACGTAGTTCTGTAAGTTAGCTACCACGTTGGCATTGCTGTATGTTCCTGCACCTGCTGTAATGCCCGACAAGATACTGACACCGTTGGCATACACATAGTTGTTGGCCGATATGGTGTTGACTTGGCTGATGTTGCCGTATGTGCCGGTTGTGATAAAGTAACTGGCAGTGATGTTGGCACCAGTTGTGATGTTGCCCACGAAGTTCTGACCGTACACGTTGCCGCTTGCTATCAAGTTGCCGGCGTATACGTTGCCAGTGCTGGCAGTTGAGTTAGACAAATATGCAGTTACGTTGGTGTTACTATAAGTTGATCCTTGTGGGTTAGCTACCAAGTAAGCAGCCACGTTGCTGTTGCTGTAAGTACCTGCTTGTGGGTTGGATACCAAATAACTGGCCACATTGCTATTGCTATAGAATGTCTGTGTGGTCAAGTAAGCAGCCACGTTGGTGTTGCTGTAAGTTGTACCTCCGCCCGAACTCCAAGCTGTACCGTTGGCCCAGAAAATACCGTTGCTGACCTGTAGTGTATTGGCACTGATCACGTTGGCACCAGTGATGTTACCATATGCGCCAGTTGTTGTGATGTTGGCTACTGTATAAGTTCCACTAGTTGTCAAGTTACCAGCAGTAATATTACCTGTAGTTGTAATAGTTGCCGTAGTTAGATAAGAACTTACGTTTGTGTTGCTGTATGTACCGGCTTGTGGGTTAGCTACCAAGTAGGCAGCAACCTGTGTGTTGCCGTAACTACTACTAGTAAATGGGGTACCATTAGCGTAGAAGAAACCTGTGGCCAATACGTTGCCAGCAGTGACGTTACCAACTGTGGTGACGTTGTTGGCGAACCAAGCATTACGTGTGTAGCCCACAAGTTCAAATATGCTTGCGCCGCCAGTCTGACCAACTGTGAATCCATCAGGGCCAGCAGTACCAGATCCAACTACAACATCCACTGTGGTCTGAGCTGTGGTTTTTGTGTATGAGCCAAGATTATATCCAATTCTCCAGTTTAGATCTGAGTTTATAAAATCAAGCCAGCTGCCACTAGATAATCGAACATTACCTGTGCTGATATTACCAGCCAAATATGCAGTTACGTTGGTATTGCTGTAGGTTCCTGCACCTGCCGTGATACCTGTTAAGATACTGACGCCATTGGGATATAGGAAGTTGGCGGCTGTAACGTTTCCAGTAGCCACTAAACCATTTCCGTAATATATGTTGCCTACCGCTACAATGTTACCCTGCAATACAACATTACCACCTGTGCCTGGTGTGATGTTGATATTGTTTTGAGTAGGATAGGTATTGGGTGTGGATAATGTTAGCCCATATGCACTTGACTGCAACAACCCGTTTGGTCCAACAGTGAGATATCCAGTGTTAGTTCCGCTGTTGTAGCCACCAGTAACCTGCGATGCTCCCAAGTATTGAGCAGTCACGTTGGTTAATTTGCTGCCGTTGCCAATAAAGTATGTAGATGTTACGTTACCCGCTGTGATGTTACCTGCTAGATATGCTGTGACGTTGGTATTGCTGTAGGTGCCTGTTTGCGGATTGGCCAAAAGGTATGCTGCCACGTTGGCATTGGCATAACTGCTGGTACCGTAGTTCAAATTGGCCCAAGTATAGAAACTGCCCACATTGGCTTGTAGTGTTGTGATTGCACTATTGGCTGCTATGATATTGGAACGCAAGCCAGTTACTTCACCTTCTTGTGAGGCAGCATTGCTTTGTAGTGTGGCGATTGCTAGATTGGCTGCCGTGATGTTGGCATTGATGCTAGTAATTTCACTTTCTTGTGTGGCTGCATTACTTTGTAGCGTTGCAATCAAGCCCTGCTGTGTGGCAGCATTGGCAGTCCATGCTGTGGTGACTGCATCAACATAGCCTTTCATTGCTGTGTTGGCTGTGATGATGGCTGCATTTGCTGCGGCTATATTGGAATTGGTTGTTGTTAAGTTAGTCAACAATGTGCCAATATTAGCTTCATCTGTTTGTATGGCTGTGGCTATTTGACCCAGTGTGTCTAGTATAGCAGGAGCATTGGCCAACAGACTAAACTTGTTGTCAACATAACCTTTGAGTGCTGTGTTGGCAGTGGTTACGTTTGCTACAGTAGCAAAGCTGGTCTGTCCTGCAGGACCTTGATAAGCAGTAGTTTGTATTGTACTGTCAGGAAAGTGCATCTGACCTTGCCAGTCAAAGTTCCAAACGTAAAGAGGATGTCCTCCGGCATTCTTAGATGAAATTGTTACCTGTGCGTCGTCAGTGTTGAGATTGATGCCTTGGTAACCATCTGCTAGATTATTCTGTATTATAAAGTATTGTCCACTGTCTTGACTATTATCAAGTATGGCATTGGTAGTATCATTGTAAGGGAACAGGATCCTACCCGTAGTAGTCGGCAAGGTCAAATTACCAGTGCGATCAAATGTCCATAATGGTGCTGTGCTGCCAATGGTATTAGAAAAGAGCAGAACGTCCTGTGCCGAATAAACCTGTGCTGACCCATTTTCAGCAGCATAAAATCCAGCAATGTCATGCTGTATGTTGGCAGTCATTTCAATCCAGCTGCTGTTTGGTTGACCCGCGGTTTCACCAGATTCGATTTGAGCGTTGCTATTTAGAAAGTTTATGAGGTCAGTACCAATGGTGCCACCATAGATGGGCAGGTATGAGGCCACGTTGGCATTGCCATACAGTCCAGCTGTTACGGAAATGTTAGCCACTGTGGCTGACAAGTTGGCAAATTGTCGAGAATTGACCAAAGTGGCCATACCGCCAGGGGTAGCACCATCTTGTAGGCGTAGTGTCTTTTGGCCAGTATCAACCAGCAGCTCGCCTAGCGGGCCTACATAGTTATTGGCTGCAATGGTGTTACCACGCTTGATCAGTATCTGTGAAATGTTAACAATATTGGTCATTAGATTGCTCCACCATCCAAGCTATAAGTTGTTCCTGAACTTGGAGGATTATAGCTGGTTCCATAGTAGGCAGGCAATATCTCAAGATCTAAGGGCACGCCATAGTTGTCATCAATATAGACTGGACTAGTCACGTCTGTGCTGGTAACTGTGGTACTAAAGGCCAGTTTGTAGAAACGATTTTCCAGTGTGTTAGCCACGTTGGCTGTGATTGTAAAACTGCCTAGTCCCTTGGTAATGTCGGCCCAAGAGACTGAATAGCTGTGTATAGTAACCCGATTAGTAGGATCTTGGATACTTGCGGTCACGCTGCTGCCTGTCAAGTTGACTGCTTTTTGGTCTTGATTCTTGACTACTACTTGAATAGGGTTGTCTACGCCTTGATAGACTTTGATGGGACGTGAGTACACTTGGCGATTCCTTACTGTAAATATGGTCGGATCAACTACTTGAACCTCCGCTGTATTGGGATAAATGTAGGCTTTTACTGTTATCATCTCTGGGCCTTTTACATATTTAGCAGAAAATCAAAAGCTGGTTCCAAACCAAATAAATAAAAAGTGGAAGAAATTAAACAACTATTAGAACAATATCCCTACTTGACCTTGCTCACATACGGGGGTAATGAGTATGTGGGCATCATACAGAACGCCGATGAACAGATTACTACCATCTACGATTTCGCCGGCTTAAAAACGCCCGAACAAAAGGTCTTGTTCTTACAGTTGGGCGATACTTGGTGGTGGGAAAGCAATAGGATTATCCCTATCAATGTGTTTCTAAAGCAGGAGTGGGCGCCGTTCAAGTTCTGCGTTAAAACCATGAACAGCAAAGACGTTGAGATTAAACTAGGCCCTCAAGTCAGCCTTAAAGAAATGGCCATGAAGCGCTCAAAGCGCCGATCAATTACTCTTGTTCGCAAAGTAAATTAATGTGTACACAGACTAGGTGTGCGTAAGCACAACTATGGGACTTTTTGAAGCTGTACCCATCAGTAGCATCCCAGATAGTCTCTGCTACTTCTTTCCAGCTCTTACCAATCAAGTGACGTTTGCCTGGCCGTATGATGGCTAGGAACATCATCATTCTAGGAATCGTATCCACGGGCTCGGGCATCTTTAATAGTGTATCATAGTGATTGCCAATGTGAATTAAGCGAGCGCAGAACTCGGGGTCATATATTCTAGTCCAGTCGGGCTCTTTAGCCATCAAGTCTGTTAAGTGTTGCTCACTCTTAATCTGTGTATATAACGACACATTCAAAAAGTCCAGTTTAGCGTAGCCACGTTCTTCTGCCAGTTTGTGATCGATGCTGGCACAGCCCACAAAGGGATCTGTAGGGATATCTGTTACATAGACACCTGTGTTGTGCCGGATCAGTTTACCATCACGAATGATACCTGCAGGAGTATGTTTAAGCAGAGCCAAGGCTGCATCTCTGTTGCCAAAGTCAATGTCAATGTCGCTTTTGAATTTCATAGTCCTGCTGCCTTTAGTATGTCTTTACACCACTGCGATTCTTCTGCGTAGTCTTTTAGCTTTTGTTGCCAAGTGTCGGGATCAATGTAGGGCAGGATCATTGCGATCTGCTCTTCATCCATTCTTTCCAAGCAGGCCACTCCACTATCGCAATTAAATATAACCCAAGGACTAATGCGGCCGCTCGCAATGTGATGGCATATCCTATTAACATTAGCATAGCGAAAATAGTCGTTAAAACCGTTCTTGAGTTCAGGGTGTGCTTCTGCATATTCTGTCATTTCCTTGATGGCACGTTCCAGTGCATCCTGTGGGCTTTCCTTCTTGAGATAGTCCAACATCCACTGTTCGTATAGTGTGTCTTTACACCAGTAGTCTAGTTTCTTGTTGTTCTTTAAGAGCCAGGTAGTAAAACTAGTAAAATTGATAGCACGTATAGCCACACAATATCGTCCGTACTTAATGAAAGCACTATAATAAGGACTAGCAGCGAAATCCTCGTAAGACTTGCTGCGGGTGGATGCTTGTGTTGATTGATAGAATTGATTGTAGGCTCTGTATCCAAACTGAACTCCTGTTTCGTTTTGTTGTTGCGCTCTGCGTTTTTGCTCACAAAGATGTGACGCAAGCGTTGTTTCCTTGCGAAACAGTTTGTCACAGTAACGGCACTTATAGGTCGGACTTGATTCGTTTGTCGTCCCAGCCGTGTTGTTTTGCAAGTTGCTTGAGATCATCTTTACTATTGATTCTGGCGAGTAGTTTAATTTCATCGTATCTCAATTCTGGGTATAGCTCTGCCAAAAACTTTTCTGCCTTGTTGTTTGCACTATCTTTTTTCTTCGCTGCCAACCACTTGTGATATTGCTTGCCCATGCCAGGACTTACACTAGTGGCCATGAGCCATTGGAACTTCTTGTGCTGTGTTGTGCTGATGTCAAAGAAGTTCTTGTTTAAGCGTTCGTTTACACTCATCAAGTAGTAGGCCTGCAAGTCTGCACTGCCTTGCACATCTGCACCCCAACGTATCATTAGGAACGGGCTGAACTTTTTCTTTTCTTCTTCTGATAGTTCGTCATAGAAGTCACGGTTCTTCTTGTCAAACTGTTCCATCTCATAACCAATATACAGTTTATCTGGGGAGCCTGCCATTTTCATCTTTCAGTAGGTGGTAAAGTTCTAGGCAACGTTCACGGTATTCTACCATGGCAGGATTGGTGCTGCGACGAATCTCGCCCCACATCTTGCTTTCAAGAAGTTGTTCTATTGTACTAAGATCTTCTCGTACTGTTGAACGTTCTACAGAACCTGCTTCACGTGAGTATATTGTAACACCCTTGTCGGGACTTTCAAAGATTTTTGGCATCACCACACCTTGCTATAATCAACTACTTCGCTTTGACGACTGATGTCTTTAACAAAGTAAACGCACATGGGCCCTTCTTTGTTCATTTCCAATGGCACTGCCAACATCTGTCCTGGTTTCAATTTAGGAAAATACCATTTAACATCTTGATAGATGTCTACGATCTCGACTGGATAAAAGTCAGGATTGAAACTGGTCTTGGGATTAAAAGCAAACGCACTAAAGCCACGATCGTTAATGCTTGTTAAGGGTACTACTTCAAGGTCGCCTACGTCTTTTTCGCCAATTAGCAGTTGCCAGTCTACAGGCATCTTGACAATATGATTGCCAATTTTTAATACCAATGCAGGGCTATTAAAGCTCTCCATAAAGATTAAGGGTATGTAAAAGTAATCAGGTTCTTTAGGATTGCTGTTATCTAGTACGCAGAAGTTAAGTTCATCAACCTCATTAGGAATTTCATCAAGCTCATAGGCTTGGTTTTGTAGTGTAAGTATACGCATAATTTATTATAACAGTATTAGCCGCGCCAGTCTACCTTCTCGACAGTAAACGGGTAATTCGCTTCTTTGTAGAAGGCCTTACGCTTTGTGAGGTGTCTCTTCGCAAACTTGCAGTTGCTTGTGATGTCCCATATCTCAACATGGTCTTTATCCTCCGCTTTTCTAATACCTCGCCCAATGCTTTGTATAACCCTAACAAAGCTCTTTCCGGGCTCAATAAGAACCAGATTAAAAATACGTGGAATATTAAGACCCACAGCGGCCACACCATAAGTCGCCAGAAAAACCTTGTTAGTAGCAGTCGCAAATTCATCGTATTCCTCTTTTCTTGATGTGGCCTTAGTTCCGCCGTTTACAAATACAACATCGGGCTTGTCTTTAAGCAGGCTAAACAAGGTGCTGAGTTCTGCTTGTAATATCTTTCCTGTTTCAATCCTGTCTACTAGGATTAGGGTGTTGCCTCCCTCTTTGATCTTTTCAATAAGCCTTGCTAAATATGCCAGCCGCTCTGTATTAGTTACCAAATATTTCAGTTCGCTTTGATAATCTTTATATTCTACACCGTCTAAGAGTTGTACGATGTTGACATGGCACTGTGCCAGGTGTCCAGCATCTTGCAGTGTGCTGGCGCTGAGACGGCCCACAACGTTGCCAAGACTACAGTAGATGCTGACTGCTGCATAGTCCTCTTTGGGAATAGTGCCTGTTAGTCCCCAACGAATTGGTACGTGTGCAAACACACCTGTGAGTAATGTCTTTAAGGCATCTGCTTTGGCCATGTGTACTTCGTCAACCATGACGCATTGTACGCCTTCAACAAACTCACCAATGGTACATTCTGCTGTGCCTTCTTGTGTGCTTTTTAGTAGCACGTTGAGACTTTGCCAAGTACAGATGGTATGTGTGCGGCCCCATTCTTTGCGATCGCCAAAGTAGACCCCGACATCCAGGCCCAGGTTGCGGTAGTCTGCTTCTGTTTGTCGCACCAAGTCTTTATTGGGCACAATCACAACGCTACGCCCATAGCGTTCGGCCATGAGACTCAGGGCCGCAGTCATCAGTGTCTTGCCAGCACCTGTTGCCACTTCCTGCACACTTTGCGGATTGGCTAGAAAGTTGTTGATAAGTTCAACTTGGTAGTCCCGCAATAGTACAGGTTTACCTGCGGCAGGATGGCCCACCGGCCACAACTTGTGTGCGAATGTGTCTTCGGCAATCTTGTCAAATACAATGGTGTTGCTGTATTCACGTAGATCCACTAGTTCAATGTCATAGCCATCCCCGTCTAAGATAGGAATGATTTCGGGCAGCAAATTGATATAACTGCTGCCACCTAGACTAAAATAACTAACCTTACCATCCCAGCGTCCCAGTCGCACCGCTGGTTGATAACGAGCACCCGGTACTTCGTATTTGAACTTATCAACAAGTTTCTTACGAGTACCAATTTCTACACCTTCTACTTTGACGTTACATTCATCTTTAATTATTAACTTGGCCTGCAAGATCGGGTACCTTGTGTTTCTTATTTGACGTATACACGTCTGTAGTGCAGTAGACAGCTTTTTCTGCGTTCTGCATCATAATGCTTTTATCGCCGCCAAACATCATTCCGGCACTGCTGATCAACAAGCCAATTTTGAGGTCACGAATGGGAGCGGTACAGTGTATGTATTTACTCACTGTGCCCGTGTCGTCAATAACTCCTGGAGTGTCACCAATACGGAAACGTCCGCGGCGAATATCAATATCTTGTATTTTACGCAATGCAGTGAGCCTTGTCAACATTTTATTGCTGGTATCGGGCTCGTAGATAACCACAGGATAGCGTCCTACCAAGTCAGCGTAGTCTAGCACACTTGCAAAATCATCTGTGACTAGGGCAGTAGCTGGATCAATCTTGACTTCTCGGTGTGTGGTCAAGTTGAGTGTACGTGCGCCGTAGGCAGCAAGCCAAGCGTCACGAATGTCGTCGCTTACTGTGTAGCCCAACACGCTGCTCATGTCAATCAGGCGTGGCAGGTTGTCTGCACCGAAGCCACCACAATGCTCGTTCACATAGTTGATCAAGATTGCGCTGGCATTGGCTATGGTAAGCTCGCCATCGTTGAACTGCAACTCGATAGCATAGGGCACCTGTTCCACAGCTTCAACCAAGGTATTTAGACGTACTACTTCGCTGTCTATAGCAAATTGGTTTTGTTCAGCCCAGGTCTTCAAGTAGACTAGATTGTATTCAGTCAAGTCAAATTGCCATTGGCGTTTTTCCTTGTTCCATTCTCCCTTGCCTTGACTGCCCTTGCGAAATTCTCGCAGTTCATCAATCAAATTGTTGGCAAAGGGAAACCGCATGACAATGACATCGTCCTCGATGCCCACGTAGCGGCTATAGTCCATTTTGCGTAGAGCATAGCGCCATTGTGGGTTCAAGACTGGTTCTACATCAATGCCCTTTTGTGCCAGTTGTCGTTGATACTTGGCGACAATTTTCACAGCCAGTTCGCCTTGACGTTCTGTCAGGGCTTTGCCCGTACTGACTGCTTCACTCATGCTTTCCAGTACACTGACATCATAACGTGCCAAGCTGATGATGGGATCGAACTCAGTGAACCAATTGCTGTTGTTCTTGGCCAAAGTTGCAGGATCTTTGAGTCCAGCAATGACTTCAAGGTAGTCTTCGACGTGTGTGTAGCGGATCATAGTTTATAATTCAGTGTGGTTTCTAACCAGGTTTTGCAGTCAGGCCAGTTGTCGTAAATGTGTGCCCGTCCTCCGGCACGTTCCCATTCTTGGCAGTTGCTGATGCGGTCATCAATCAAGATGTCGCCGGGGTTGCGACAGTGCATATACTTCTCATGACTGTATGGTCCCATGAACACCGGAATGTTGGGGAAATGTTTTTGTGCCCAAAACACCTTGTCTTGGATAGCCCACGGCATGTCATTGGCATGTGGGATCGCAGTCAAGAAATACAGCTCGGTTCCTGGGTTGGCTGTCTTGTACCAAGTTAGCCAGGCAATCAAGCTCTTTGCGCCGTCTTTGAGCTTGAGGTCACGGTACATGCGTTGCTGTGTTAGTAGTGTCTCCCACAGCTCTTGGCCAATCATTTCGCCCTGTTTCCAATCGGGAATGTTCAAAAAGTCCCGTGCGTATTGTCGCCATTCAGCAACAACGTCATCCATGTCAATGTAAATGTTCATTTAGTTCCTTTGTGCGATACATGTCTGTATTCGCGTTTGAGCCAATACTTGTACTTGGCAAAATATTCTTGGCTGGTATAGGGCAGAGGCTGATGATAACTTTCCAGTTCATCCACATGCTCAAACCATTTTTGTTGGCACCAGATTCGAAAGTTCATAACGTCACCAACTGCTGTTATAAAATACTCGTAGTCCCAAGAACAATTCTGCCCGGGCTTTTTTTACAAAATCCAAGTCTTGTTCTCGGTAGTAGTCATCTGCAGGATCACCAAAGAAAAAACCCCGTGTGCCCAGCTGTGCCACTGCTCCAGACTGTATATCCTGTTCTAACCTATCAATGTCTGCCCAGGTCAGTTCTACTTCATCGCCATTGAATTCACCTGTGCCGCATTTGCTTTCCCATAGTTGCTGCATCCAGCCGTGTAGGTTGGGGTGCTTGCGCCAATAGGCAATTTCACGACGTTCAGTTTCATAATCCGAATCTGGCTTGGTGGCTGTGTAAGCATACATGTCCAATCCCATTTTATCCTCCAACTGTTTGCGTTTGAATTTCAAAATACTGTCAATAGTTTAACATCCATTTGTGCTAAATGCAAGACATTATGGATATTGTCGTTGTGCTTTAAGGGCAAGTCTGTGTGTACCA